CATACACAAGTGAAACACTCGGGGTTTAAGTATCTGATTTAAGTATATAATTTGGTTGCGGGAGTTGGATTTGAACCAACGACCTTCAGGTTATGAGCCTGCTGCTTTAGCCGTTTTCCAATGCGCGAAAGCGCTAACGCCGCATCTATCTCCTTCGAGGCCGATTTTGCCGCTCGACATTGATCGGATGACCGCGTCCGAGAGCGCGGTAGAACCCTGGCCCTTTCGACCAGTTCAGGAACTGGCTGAAGCTGTCGACCTGGTCGTCGTGCCGCCCCCGCGGAAAGCTTTGGAGTTCGTGTTTGAACGCCGGAAGCCAAGGGGCCTCGCGCGGCAGGTAGACAAGCCCCTCTTCGACCGGGGCGCAAGCCGCATTGAAGCGGACTTCCTTGTCCTCATGGGGTTTGATGTCCCGGGCCCGCCGATCTCCACTGGTTCGAAATTCCTGCAGCAGCGACTTGCCGCTGGCGGCGTCCTCGATCAGGACCACGTCTGCTTGCCATGAATGGCAATGCGCGAACGCCTTTCGCTTGAGCTCCGGAAAGTCGAGCTGCCTGCGAAACACATCGAGAAGATGCCAGCAGCGATCCCGAAATCCCCAGGTCGTACAGACGGAAAAATCCGACCGCGGGTCTGATGACATGCCGGTATCCCAGCTCTGGACAACAAGCTGGTAGTCGGTTCGTTGACCCGGTGCGTCGTAGATGCCGAAGCAATCCCACCGCAGGGGAGAGCCGTCGGGTGCGACAGGGTTTTGCTGGTACTGGCAGTTGAAAACGGCTGTCCCCATTTCCTTTCGCTGGCGCGCGAGGGTGTCGAGGTCCATGTTCTCCGGGAACAGGGCGTCGCCTTTGTTGCGCTGATGGATTTTGCCTTGTCCAATAGCGACGCGCTGATCTTCCTCGGCAATGGCCGGCAGGTTGAGGTGCCGGTATGTGCCCTTGTCGAGCAGGTAGCCGGGGGGATCGAGTTCGTGCAGGCGCTGCGCGATCATTGCGACCCGGCCCTCGGATGGCTTGTTGAAGCGCGACAGCAGGGTGCCTTCGATAAAATCCTGTGCGCGCCGGAGCTCAACTTCCGAGGCCGCATCCTGGGCTTTCAGCAGGTCGTCGATAATGATGTAGTCGGCGCCATGCCCGGTCACGGCTCCACCGAGGGAGACGGCCTTGCGGCCGCCTCCTTTCGTTGTGCGGAACTCGTCAACGGTGTTGCCACGCGCCGAGAGCCGGGTTTTCGGGAACGCCCGTTGGTACCAGTCGGCCTGCATCACGCGTCGGCAATCCTCCGAATGCTTGCGCGCGAGGTCCAGCCCGTAGCTTGCGACGATGATCTTGGCCTCGGGGCGGTGGCCCAGTACGTAGGCGACAAAGGCCACCGCGACGGTGATCGACTTCAGGTGACGCGGCGGCACGTTGATCACCAGCCGCTTGTTCTCGCCAGAAAGCAGGTTCTCCAGCTCGAGGCACATGGCCCGGACATGCCAGGCCGGTACGAAGCTGTCTTCCTGACCCTTGTGCAGGGTGGCGAATGTTTTCCAGACAAAAGAAAACATGTCTTGCCGGATGACCGCGTTCTGGACCTTTTGGCGCAGCATCGGATCGAGTTGTGTCATTTTTCGTCCTCCCCGCCCGCTTCCGGTCGGTTGAACAACGCGGCGCCGCCCATCTCGATGAAGCAGCGCAGGATGGCGTCATCGGTCTCATCCAAATCCGGCGCGGCTGTGATCTCGTCGCCTGACTGACCGTCGGTTGCCGCGAGGGGCAGGAGCTTGATCACGCGGTCCTGCGCCCGTGCATCGCCCTCGAGAGCGGATTTAAGAAGTCTGCCGAACAAGGCATCGACCGCCGGGATCTGCTTGCGACGCCCATGTTCCATGATCGGGATCTTGCTATAGAGCCGCTCCTTGAGGAGCGTGGCGATGTTCTTCGCACCCTTGGGGCGACCCTTGGGGTTGCCGGACTGGCCTTTCTCGAAGCGGTTTTTCTTGGGCGGTTTGCCGTATCCCACCTCGTAGTCGCGATCATCATTATTGGTGGTCATGGCGTTGCTCCTTCTCATCCGTGGCCAAGGCCTGTTCGCGGTCGACGAAGGTCTCGCCGGAGGTGACAAGCACGGCTTGCTCGCCGGTCAGTTGCTGCCACCGCCGGATGGCGACGTCGACGTAGAGCGGATCCAGCTCAATGGCGCGGGCGGTGCGGCCGGCCTTTTCGGCGGCCAGTAGTGTGGCACCCGAGCCGCAGAACGGGTCGAGCACGATCTCGCCACGATGGCTCACGTCACGGATCGCATCGGCCACCAGTGCCGTCGGCTTCACGGTGGGGTGATCGACCAGGTCGTTCTCGCGCCCCTTGCGGAAGGTGTTGACGCCTGCATAGTCCCACACATTCGTCCGGTAGCGACCATGACGCCCCAGCTCGACATTGTTCACATGGCGGGTGTCGCCCTTCTTGAAGACGCAAACCAACTCATGCTTGGAACGATAGAGGCTTCCCATACCGCCGTTGGTCTTGTTCCAGACGCACATGTTGATCAGGGAGAGACCCTCGGCCTTGCCGGCCAGAACCAGGTCCGCAACGTGCCGCCAGTCCATGCAGACCATGCAGATGCCGCCCTCCATGACCTTGGCCGCGCTTGCGCGGAGGAACGCTCCCAGGAAGTCCTGGAACTGGGCATCGCTCATCTCGCCCACGCCCATGGCAAAATCGCGATGGCCGCTGGACGCCCCCATTCGCACGTGACCATTGATCGGAACGTTGTAGGGCGGGTCGGTGAAGATCATGCGCGCGGTCTCGTCGCCCATGAGGCTGTGATACGCGGTGGCCTCCAGCGCGTTGCCGCAAAGAAGGCGATGATGTCCCAGCGTCCAGATGTCGCCGGGACGGCTGACGGGGATGGCCTGCGCATCCGGCTCGTCAACGGTCTCGCGTTCGGCCTGCACATCGTCACCGCCCGTGCCCCCAATGATGATGTCCAGTTGCGGCGTGTCGAACCCGGTGAGCGAGACGTCGAAATCGAGATCACCGGCGATATCGAGGTCGTGGAGATCCAGGATCTCGAGGCGCAATACCGCGTCATCCCAATCCGACAACTCTGCAATGCGGTTGTCGGCGATCCGGTAGGCCTTGATCTGCGCCTCGGTCAGGTGCTCGAGCAACACGGTTGGCACGGTCTTGAGATTGAGGCGCTTGGCCGCCTGATACCGTCCATGACCGGCGACGATGGCGTTGTCGCGGTCGATGAGGACCGGGTTGTTAAACCCGAACTCGCGGATCGAGCGGGCAATCAGATCTATCTGCTTGTCACTGTGCTGGCGCGCATTGCGCGCATATGGCTTCAGCCGATCGAGGGGCAGGGGGATTATCGCCGGTGCCTCGGCCAGCGTCGGGTTGGGTTTATGGACAGTCATTATCGTCTCCTGTTTGGTTGCGGCCCTTGGGCCATTCGAATGCAATCAGGATCCGGAGACGAGAAGCGAGAAGTGAGCAGCTCAACATCATCCCGAACCTTTCGATCCGGATCCTAGGTTGAGGCTGCTCCCTTTGGCCGCGAAGGGCCGGCGGGTTCTGCCAAGTATGGTCGCCCAAGCGACATTGGCTCTGGTGCGATGCGCCCTTGATGCCATCAAACGCGCGTGCGTGCAATAGGTCTTGAAGGAAAAATGGACCCTAAGGTATTGAATGTACGAAGAATTCAGGGTGTCCTACCTGAGATCGCCTTCGGAAAACAAGAGGTCCAGATCTCGGCGATACGGCGCTGGACTTGCCTGCCACAGCAAGCGTTGCTGTCTCCACGCCCGACACATGGTTCGGGCTGCTCTCGGTAGCAGGGCCGGCATGGGGCAGGCCTTCAAGACCGGAGAGCGACATGACCAGGACAAAGACCAAAACACCCCGCAAGACGAAAGCCGCGCTGGTGCGCGAGATGCTCGAACGGCCCAGAGGCGCAAGCATCGAGGAGGTTTGCAAGGCCACGGGCTGGCAGTCCCATACGGTGCGGGCCGCGCTGAGCGGGCTGCGCAAGGCCGGACTCAACATTGACCGTGCGAAGAGCGATGCAGGGACATCTGTCTACCGGATCACGGAACCCGAGGAGGCAGGGCAATGACCCCGGTGTCCGAGATCGAGGTGATGGACCGTCCCGGCCTCGTGGCGCTTTGGCACGATCTCTTCGGGGGTCCGCCGCCGAAAAGCCTCAGCCGGCCGGTGCTGCGTCGCATCCTTGCCTTCGAGGTGCAGGCGCGCGCCCTTGGCGGTTTGGCCAAGGGGTTCGAGGCAAAGCTCGAGCGGGCGACGGGTGACAAGATGCCCAAACGCAGCCCGGAGCTGCAGCCGGGCGGGCGGTTCCTGCGCGAATGGAACGGCGTGACCCACGTGGTCGATGTCACCGAGCAGGGGTATCGGTGGCGTGACCAGACATGGCGCTCGCTCTCGGCCATCGCGCGCGAGATCACCGGGGCGCATTGGTCGGGACCGCGCTTCTTCGGCCTGAGCGGGAGGGCACGCGTATGAACCGCAAGATCCGCTGCGCCATCTACACCCGCAAATCCACCGAAGACGGTCTCGATCAGGAGTTCAACTCGCTCGATGCCCAGCATGAGGCCTGTGCGGCCTATGTCACGAGCCAGCGCGGGGAGGGGTGGAGTTTGCTTCCCGCGCGCTACGATGACGGCGGTGTTTCCGGCGGGACGCTGGAGCGCCCGGCACTGCGCCGGCTCATGGAGGACGTGGATGCCGGCCGGATTGACATGATCGTTGTCTACAAGATCGACCGGCTGACGCGATCATTGTCGGATTTTGCCAGGCTGGTTGACCGGTTCGAGGCGGCGGGGTGTTCGTTTGTTTCGGTCACGCAGGCGTTCAACACATCGTCGTCGATGGGGCGCCTGACCCTCAACATGCTTCTGAGCTTCGCGCAGTTCGAGCGCGAAGTCACGGCCGAGCGTATCCGTGACAAGATCGCCGCCTCGAAAAGGCGCGGGCTCTGGATGGGCGGCGTGCCACCACTCGGTTATGACACGCATCCCGACCCGAACACGCGCAGCCTGGTGATCAACGACGCCGAGCGCGGCACGATCGAGACGCTCTATCATTTGTACGACGAACTGGGCTGTCTGCGCGCGGTTGAGCAGGACGCCTCGCGCCGCGGCCTGCGGTCCAAGCGCCATGTCTTTTCCTCGGGCCGGAAACAGGGGGGTGGGCTGCTCTCGCGCGGCCAGATCCACCATATTCTCTGCAACCCGATCTATGCCGGGCGCATCCGGCACAAGGACAATGTCTTTGACGGCCAGCACGCTGCTATCATCGACGCGGCTCTCTGGGAGAGCGTGCAAGCCAGGCTGCAGGCGGCGAGTGCGCGGCCCAGAACGCGGAGCAAAGAGACGGAGCACAAGACCTGCGTCGGCAGCCCGGCACCGCTCATTGGCAAGTTCCGGGATCCAACCGGCGACCGTCTGACCCCATCACATACCAGGAAGGGCCATCGGCGCATTCGCTATTACGTCTCGAACCGACTTCTTTCCGGTCGCGATCCGACCGGCTGGCGCCTGCCGGCAGGTCGGTTCGAGGCATCGGTCGCGACCGCGATCGCGGACCACCTCGAGCAATCGGCCAAGCGGCACGCGTTGCTGGGCGCGCCGGATGTCGGGGCAGGACCAAGGCTCGGGGACAGGGCAATGGAACTGGCCGAACGGTTGCGAGCGGGTGAGACCGATCTCCTGCCCGTCATCGTGCACGAGGGAAAGATCGGGACGGACCATCTGGCTATATCGCTCAACCCGACCGCGCTTTCAGGTCTTTGGGAAGTCACACCCGGTGACCTTTCCGACACCGTCCTGACTCTGACGCCTGCGTTTGAAACGCGCCGCCGCGGCGTTGAAACCAGGATCGTTGTTGGCGATACCGCGCGGGAGCCGGATCGCACCCTTCTGCGCGGGTTGGTGACAGCCCATAAATGGGCCGCCGATCTGCAATCCGGGTGTCCCCTTTCCGAGATCGCCCGGCGAGAAAAGGTGAGCGCCGCCCATATCCGAACGCGGGCACAACTTGCCTATCTCTCGCCCCGACTGCAGCGCGCGATCCTGCAAGGCACGCAACCGACGGATTTGACCCTCGAGAAACTCGTGCGCAGTCAGCTGCCGCTCGACTGGGACAAGCAGGAGCGTCAGCTGGGACTCCGTGTCACCCAGGCTTTCCCTGAAACATGAAATGCGCTCCCTGATCTTTCCTCTACGTTGCCTGTTCGCTTGAAATAATTCCCTGTTCCGATTGTAGGGAATTTGACTCCCAAGCTATTGTTTTCAAACGCTCCTACCGGTGCGGAAATAGCCGTGATTCGAACAATTCCCTGTAAATTGCATGTTATCAGGGAAATCTCACGAAAACCGAACCGACCCAAATGGCCGACTGAGACTTCGGGGATGAAGTTGAAGAGTTACGCGGATGCGGTGCGTCTCTCGGAGAATCCCCCACATGCAACCGCCGCAAAACACGCGGGAATTTCGGCGAAAACCGCACAAGGGAAGTGAGACTGATCTGGGTGGCGG